GCGTTTAACTCGTTTTCGCAAGATAACTTAGACGTTGATTATTTCGTAAAAGGTAAAAAAGATAAAAATGGATATACTCATATCAAACTTAACTGGGATGGTGAGTATTGGCCTAGATTTACTATAGGATTATATGCAGATACTCAAGATAAAGAGTATTGGTATAACGGATCTCCCGTAATTACTTCGGTTGCTTCATCGAAAGAAGAGTTTTCAGTAGGTGAATATGGTATGCAAGAGGTAGTTCAATCAACTAAAATGTATTATAACTTAGATCCTAACGTAAAAGATGGTTCTAAAGCATATACTAAAAGAGTTGTTGGTCCTTTTCCTCCCGAAATGAAGGGTAAGCCTATAACGATTTATGTATCTACCTCTTGGGATTTAGGTGGAGAAACTTATAAAATAGTAGAAGAGCTAAAATTTATTGTAAAATAGTTGCCTTTCAGCAAAATTTTTATTATCTTCGATATATAATATATTAATTTATATTATTAATTATTATTATTTTATTATATTATTGATTAATTATATATAAATATATATTAAGTTATTAATTATTTAAAAGCCGTAAACTATGTCTTTGACAGCAGAACAAATACAAAAGAATTATGATAAGCATATCAAGATTCTATATCATTATCTAGAAGAAGGAAGAGCTAAGAAATGTGAGAAGATGATAGAATCCTTTGGTACCGAATATGCTACTGCACCTGCATCTAGTAAAACTTGGTATCATAATGCTTTCATAGGTGGTTATGTAGATCATGTCAATAGAGTAGTAGAATACGCAGTTAAACAGAAAAAAATATACGAAGAAATGGGAGGTACTATAGACTTCACTGACGAAGAGTTAGTATTCTCAGCCTTATTTCATGATTTAGGTAAAGTAGGAGATAAAGATAAACCTTCTTATATACCTCAGACTGATAAATGGAGACAGGAGAAGTTAAACGAAATGTTTACTCCTAATAAAGATTTGGAATTTATGCTAGTTCCGGATAGATCTTTATTTACTCTTCAGAAAAACGGTATTGAAGTTACTAAGAATGAATATTTAGCTATTAAACTACACGATGGAGTATTCTCAGATGCTAATAAACCTTATTGGTTTAGTAATAATCCTCACTCTAGAATGAAAACCTCTATAGCAAACATACTTCATACAGCAGATTTCCTTGCTTCTAAGGTAGAATATGATAAATGGCTACTAGAAACAGGAGGAGTTAAAGATGCTCCAACTAAAAAGACTAAATCATCCACAGGAAGAACAGTTAAATCTTCTCAAGGATTGAATAATTTATTAAACAAATTATAAAGAATGGCAGAAATATTTACAACATATAACATAATAATTGGTATTTTAGTTGTTTTTCTCCTAATATCTTTCTATATTATAAGAAATCTACTATTCAAACTAGAGAAGTTTGAGGATGTAGTAGAAAATCAAGCACAATATATTACAGCAGTAGGCGATTTAATCGAAGACTCAAATAAGAAGCTTAAAGAAGTAGATAGTAAAGGAACATTTAGGAGTGACGACGAGGTGGGGTACTTTTTCGAAACTTTGAAACAGATTCAATATAATCTGGATCAATTTAATGTACCTGAAAATTATGCCAAGAAAGAAGAGCAAAGCTAATTATTTTACAAAAGAAACCGAAGAATACATAGTCAAGTATAATAACTCCAAAGATCCCGATTACAGATCTAAGATATTTACTGATCACATTTACTTCCCCTTTTATAAACTTGCCGAAAACATTATCCACACTTTTAAGTTCTACTATACAGATGTAGAGAAGATAGAAGACTTAAAGCATGAAATCGTATCCGTTTTATTAGAAGAAAAGATTATGAAGTTTGATCCTACGAATGGAGCAAAAGCATACTCTTATTTTGGTACTATAGTTAAACGTTGGTTAATAAACTATAACAATAAGAACTATAAGAAACTAAAACAAACAGCTTCTACTGATGAAATCGGAGGACACTACGAACAAGAGCATACTCTAGATCATGAAATATCTATTACGTTATCTAAGTTTTTAGATGATTATATAGAAGAGATGTATGATGGCCTAGAGGTAAACTTTCCTAAAGAACAAGAAAGAAGGATAGCTGATGCTGTTCTAACTATATTTAGAACCAGAAACGATTTAGATATCTTTAAGAAAAAAGCACTCTATATTTATATAAGAGAGATGACAGACTGCGAAACTCCACACTTAACCAGGGTTATAGCTAAGCTAAAAGACTTCTTTTATTTAAAATATAATGATTATCAAGAAGAAGGATTAATAATAAATAAAATCCTTTAAGATATTTATATAAAAAATATTATGGCACTTGATAAAAAAATCTTTGCAGATAAAACATTATCAGACCTATTCGCCGAAATACATGATAACTCAACTAGTACGAGAAGTCAAGTAAAAGCTCTTATAGGTGAACTTAAGCCTCTTATAGAAAATATAGGAGACGCTACACTTATTGTACCTATGATTAAAGAGTATATGGAGATTGGAGTTAAAAACGATGAGGCTTTAATCAAAATGGCTGCTATTATACAGAGAATAGAATCAGCCCAAGCTAAAGGTGGAGCAGAAGATATGTTTGATCCTGCTGAATTAGCTGCTTTATTAGAAGAGTCTGAAGAGATTGCTAACGAAGTAGAAGATAAACAAAACGATAAAGAAGAAGAATAATGGTGCAATTTGGAGGCTCCAATGTATCTAGAGGTGGAGGAGGTAGATCCACAGGAGTAAACTACGGTAGAGTGGTTTCTGTTGTAATGGACGATACTCACCCTAAGTATTATGACGTATTAGAGGGATTAGGAGTCGGTGGAGTATTCTATAGACCAGTAGATTCAGGATTATCAGAGGATGATGATAAAGATCTACCATTTGCATTTCAAGGTAATGCATCTATAAGAAGATGGCCTTTACCTGGTGAAATAGTAGCTTTAGAAAAAAGACCAGCACCATCTACAGATCCACGACTAAAGAACGAGCTAGTTCAACGTCAATATTGGACTGAAGTAATAAACACCTGGAATAACCCAGAGCATAATGCTAACCCAGATATCTCTATCAAAAGCTATGCTAAAAAGTTATTTGGTGATGACTTTAAAGAAGAGGGAACTATTAATCCTTTACAACTATATCCAGGAGACTTATCAGTAGAAGGAAGACAAGGTCAATCTATCCGAATGACCGGCACAAAGCATAAAGATAATGAGTTTGTTGATGGTAGTAATGAAAGTAAACCTCTAACTATTATTAGCAACGGTCAAATAGAAACTGATAACGGAACAGATAGAATAACAGAGGACGTTAATGAAGATGCAGCTTCTATATATTTAACCTCAGATCATAAAGTTAAATTAAAAGAAGCTAATAAAAAACGTAAAGCTTATAAAAAGAAACCAGACACTCCTAATAAGTTTAAAGGTGCTCAAGTATTAATTAATTCTGACAGATTATATTTTAATGCTAGAGAAGAGAATTTACTATTAACCGCTAAACAGTCTGTAGGTATAACAGCAGACACTCTTAACTTTGACGGCAATAAAGAAATATCTGTAGATGCAGATCAAATATTCTTAGGAGTAAAAGCATATAAAGATCCTCAATCAAGCAAAGAACCTTTACTGAAAGGTAAAACTTCTGTTGAGTGGTTAGATGAATTCGCTGGTGTAGTAGAGGCGTGGGGTAAGTTTTTAAGTTCAACTATGATACCAGTACCTTCGGTAGCCATTCCTCAACAAAAAGCTTATGGTGGAAAGATAGTAGGACAGATGAAAAAATTAAGAAGAAAGATTCATAGATTAAAATCTAAAAAAGTATACACTGAATAATGCCTTACGTTAATATACCAGAATCGAGATTAGCAGGAACTATAGCAGGACTACTTGGAAAAATGCAAGGAGACCTTTCTACTAAAGTATTTGATACTATTGTAGACCTAGAAGATAAAATGCTAGCAGAAGCTTATAATAGAGTTTATAAAGGAAAAGCTACTATAGGTTGTAACGGTCTTAAACCTTTCAGAAGAGGAGTTAGTAACGTAACTAAACAAGTAGGAGGCTTCTCTAAAAGAATAGGAAGATTTAGTAAGATACCTAGAACAATTATTAAAGTGGTTCCTGCATTAAAGATAATTTTAAAGATATTAAAATCATTACCAATACCAACATCAGTTCCACCAGGTATAGGTGTTCCTTTAGCTTTAACTAATACCTACGCTGATATACTTCATTTAATAAAAGAGAGTATAAAACAGCTAGAAGAGATAGCTTTAGGTATTAACGGAGCACTTGAAATAGGAGGAGGCGGAGGATTACAACCTCTACTAGATGGGATAAACGAAAGTATAAGAGGTATTGATAATTGTGTAGCAGTTATTTCTGCTGAATGCGAGGTACAGAAGCTTCCTAAAGAAGAACAAATAGCATCTGGTTTTTTAGAAGAAACTGACGAAGGTGACATTTATATTTCTTCTAAACTTATTCCTTTATTATTAGGAGGAAATGATAAAGAAGCAAACGACTTATTAGCAAACACAAACTTAGATTTAGGATTTGATCTACAACCAGATGATAAATTAGAAGAAGGTCAGATTATTTATAAGGGTTATATATTAGAAGTAGTTAAAGACCCTGATAGTCCTAAAATAGCTCCTAGAAGAAATGCAATAGCTAAAACTATTGATGAAGGAGTTATAGTATTAAGAGGACCTAAATCTTTTGCATCAGAAACTGATGTTTTAATAGAAGAAATAAAATTACAGATAGATAATCTGTCAACTTCGTTAACTTAACTATTTATAATTATGAAAGTAGATTTATTAAGAAAATTAATAAGAGAAGAGGTTAGAGCAGCTATGAAGGATCAGCTTCAAGAAATAATGAACGAAGCTGTTAAAGTTGCTAGTCAACCTACTACGCCTATGAAGAAGGTAACAGTTGAGCCTAGAAAAAGCGCTCCTGTTACTAAAGGCTCTATTGATGAAATGTTACAAATGACTAAATCATCAATGACAAGTGACGATTATAGAAGTATAGGTAACTTTGATTCAACTCAAGTACCTAGAGCAACAACAGCTAATTCTATGGCCTCACAAATGAATATAAACGCAGGTAATCAACCAGGAATAGATTTAAACTCTATACCAGGTTTATCTAAAGCTAAACAAGTATTAGATGCTGCATATGAAAAAGACGCACAAAAAGCAGGTAGATAATGCCATTTGAAGTTAAGAAAATAGACCCATTAGATCTGCAGCCTAGAAAAGCTGTGGGAGTATCTTTACCTTTTTCAGGAAAAGCTGTATTCAATCAGACTTTTGAAACGAAAGAAGCGATAAAGAATAATCTTATACATTTTTTCTTAACAGGTATTGGAGAAAGATTTATGAATCCAACATTCGGTTCAGGTTTAAGACCTTTGCTTTTTGAAAATGTAACTAGACAGAAAGTATTAGAAATAGATGGACATATAAAAGACTCTTTAAGAAGATACTTTCCTAGAGTAGAAGTAAAAAATTTAGAACTAAATGCTGAAGCGGACAGAAATTTAGTAGAGTTTACTTTAGAATATGCTATCAAAGATAGTAATATAGAAGATGAACTTGTAATAAACTTTGAACAATAATGGCTGAAAATAGAGATATAAAATATATCAACAGGAACTTTGACGATTTTAAAACTCAACTACAAGAGTTTGCTAAAAACTATTTTCCTGATACTTACAATGACTTCTCTCCTACATCACCAGGAATGATGTTTATAGAGATGGCCTCTTATGTAGGGGACATACTGTCATTCTATCAAGATACACAACTACAAGAAACGTTCCTACAGCATGCTAAAGATCCTGCTAACCTATATTCGTTAGCTTATATGATGGGATACAGACCTCATGCCACTACTATATCAGAAGCTGAGTTAGAAATAACTCAAAGAGTAGATGCATCAGGAAGTAATTATACTCCTAACTTTGATCAAGCTATAACAATAAGTGCTAATGCAACATTGACATCTACAACCACACCAGAAGTAGATTATATTATAGACGAGAAAATAGATTTTAAATTTTCTAGCTCTTATGATCCAACAGATATTACTATCCATAGTTTAACAGGAGCAAATCCAGCAGAGTTTTTACTAAAGAAAAAAGCAAAAGCTTTCTCTGGTAAAATAAATACAGTTACTGAAACTTATACTTCAGCAGAGAAGTTTGCTACAATAACTATAGATGATGCTAATATTATAAGGGTATTAGATATAGTTGATAGCGATGGTAATACTTGGTATGAAGTACCTTTCTTAGGACAAGATACTATTTTTAAAGATGTAGTTAATACAGGATCAGATAAAGGAACTGTACCTTATATGGTATCTTTACAAAAAGTTCCAAGAAGATTTGTTACTAGATTTACATCAACAGGATCTTTACAGATTCAATTTGGAGCTGGTATATCTTCTCAAGATGATACTACATTTTTACCTGACCCTACTAATGTAGGATTACAAACAGTTCAGGGAGTTAGTAGATTAGATTATGCTTATGATCCTTCTAATTTCTTATTTAGTAGGTCTTATGGTCTAGCTCCCTCTAATACTACCCTTACTATTAGATACTTAACAGGAGGAGGAGTTATC